GCATTTGAACCACCACCAACTTTTACACTTCCTTGAGCGATATTTGCAAGTTTAGTATTTGATACAGCATCATCAGCAATCGTGAAAGCACCTACATCATCTATAGTCGCATCACCTGACATCGCTCCATCACGCCACGTAGATGTACCAGTGTCGTATAAAAGTAATGAAGCATCAGCTGGTGTTGATATATCAGTGTCCGCTAACTCGGAAAGAGCATCTGCAGTATCTACTTGAGCATCTACATATGCTTTGATACTCTGCTGAGTCGCAAGAGAGGTTGCACTATCACTTGACAGTGTATCTTGGTCAAGAATAGGTGCTCCCACCCACTTTACGGCAGAATTACTACTCGCTACAAATAGCTTATAGACACTATTAGTATCATCGTATCTGAATAGAGGTTCTCCAATAGAGTTGCCTGACGCTGAAGGGTCGGCAGTTCCACGTTTGAACTGTATTTTGTTAGCCATAGCTAACTCCTTATTTTATTATTTACCATGTTCCACCATCGATATTCCCAGTAAGTTCTTCTTGAACTAATTCAATCCAAGAAGTATCTCTTCTTACATAAAAAATATCATCATCTGTGTCGTACCACAAATCACCTTCGGTGACAGTCGCCCCAGTTGGAGCTGATACACCTACTGCAACCTGCGTTGCGACTTCTTCAATTGCATCCGATACATTAGTAGCAATTATGCTTGAACTAGAGTGCGGAATTTTATTTGAATTTATTATAAACGTCTCTATTGCTTTAGAGGCCGTTTGCGTATTAAAACTTTTACTTGCTACATTACTTGTTGTTTTGCCCGAGGTTGCCATTATTCAAAATCAGTAGGAGCTGTTGCCATAGGATTAACATAAACTTCTCCCTGAGCCTGTCTTATAAATTCCGTTGGGGAACTTACTGGGCTTCCTTCAAGTAAATCCCAAAATCCATCAAAATCATCATCAAGAGCTGCTGTCTTAGCTTGATCTAGCTTAATCGTAATTGTTCCACCTGTTCGCGTAGAACCATCTAGGGTTGTTCCTCCAATAGTTATATTCCCAACTCCTGAATCTGTCGAGTTAGAAATCGTACCACCACTAGACACAGAAGCATCTCCAAAGGCAAGTTTACCACTACTACTTATATCTCCGTTAAAGGCCGTGTGAGCGAAATCTTTCACAATAGTAACTCTATACTTTTTATCATTCCATTGATGAGTATCATCCATAGTTATCACAATCTCATAGTCAGAGCCTTGGATAATTTCCAAGTTGGAATAACTTTTTGTAGTTTCTGGCATTTAGTATAAAAATACTACGTTGGCACTTGAAGACTTAGTTGTACATACAGGGTATATATGACCAGCAAGTAAGCCAGTAAACACTACATCTGCATCATTAATTGTGAGTGTGTATTCACCAGCAACTTTTACATATATTGCTCTGCAGGCATCTTGAGTATTTGTTGTAGCCACCACAGCTTTAACGTATGGTGCAACACTCTCTTGAGCTGAGTAGTCTTGAAGACCTTTGGGGAGTACCGCCATGCTATTTTCTCCTATCTAACGGAAGTTAATGGGTCTGAAAAAGCCATAGAGATCGTTCTCTTATTACTTTCTTCATCAGAAACCTTTTTCCAAAATTCACGCATATAATATTCTTTCAATTCAACATTTCCCCCTCTTTCTGCCAATCTAGCCATAATGTAACAAACAACAGCTAATCCTACAGCTCTATTAACATTAACATAACTTGACTCACTTGGAGATGCATCTACACTTAAAGATGGATTTGTCCATGTAGTCTCATCTGTATCTGTAGCTAAAGTATTAGGATCAGTGGTAACAAATGGCTTAACAAATGTAGTATATTCAAATCTTAACCCATTAGTAATTGTCTCATCTGGGTAAATTAATTCATTATCACCAGTAGAAAATCTACCTCTACTATCAGGAATTGCGGTACTAGTCTTTCTTAGTCTATACAGACGTATTTGATTGTTCCCACCTAACTGATAAAACCAGTTTCTATTTGTATCGTAACTCATTATGGATTTGTATCCTCAGATACTACAGGAGTTCCTACTAGTCGTCTAATTTTCTTATACTTATTATCATCTTCTGTGTCTAAGACGCTAACTGAGTTTATAGAAATTAAATCTGCTGGTAAATCATAATCTCTTGTATTCTCAGTAATTGTCTGTTTTCTTATTTTAAGATTTTTCACATTTGAAGATTCGATAGCATGAATAGCATCCTTAATCCACTCAAGTACTACTTTAGTATCATTTGTACCAGCACGTTCCATTACCTCTAATACTCTCACGCTGTACTCCTTTGCTCTTCTGCTCTCTGAGCCGCCTGTTGAGGTGGAGGAGCCGAAGCAGCTCCCGTAGAAGCTGTCAACTCATTAATGGCCCAACTATATAATGTTGAACTCTTTTGAAAATCTTGTTGTGACTGTGATGCGTATGCCTGTGATATTTGTAATCTGACTCCAGCCTGATCCAAATTTTTCCCAGCGATTTTTGCATTTGCCTGAAAGCTTGAAGACTCAGCATTTACATCAGCTTGATATTTTTGCATTAACTTAGATACTGTAGCCTGATACTCACCAATTCTAGTAGTATTATCTCTAACCCAAGTTTCTACTTTAGCTTGATACTCCTGTACCTCTTTTCCTACTTTTGCTGTATACTTAGCAATGTGATTCTGTTGTTCACCCGACCATTTAGCTAAACTATTCTGAGCATTGGCAACTTGGCCCTGAACAACCTGAATTGCATCTTGTTGCGTAGCTTGATACGCATCCATTTGTGCTTTTACATCAGCAACCTTATCAGCCATTTCGGCTTGATACTTTGCAAGTTCACCAGTAAATCTTTGAATCTCTTTGCCAATAGCACCCTCATAATCTTTAAGCTTTAGTCCTTCTAAATTAATTGATTCTCCAGCTCTTGCTATTTCCTGAGCTGAAGCACTAATTGTAGCAACCACCATTTCAGTATCTTCATCATTTAGCCAGTATTGAACACTTTGGGGTTCTGTGTCTCCAGTCATAGTAGTTCCATCAACAAGAAGCTTTGCTTTTGTTAAAGCATCATTAGCTTCAGTCGTGCTTACAGCAAACGCAGGCAAATTAAATACAGGAAGACTTGTCCCTACTGTAATAGTTTTTGTAAGAGAAGCTGCTGCAACAGCAGAGGTCGGAGCTGTATAAGAAATAGTATTATCAGGGGCTAAAGAATCTGGCAAGGTAGCAGATATTGTTAAAGTGGGAAGTGTCCCTGAAAAACTATATGTTGGTAAAGCTGGAGCGGCTGGTGAGGAATAAGATGGAAATGAACTATTATAGGTACTCAATAAAGTTGATATGGTAGATAATTCTGTTGATGATAAAGCCTGCTTTGTTTCGCTTTGTCTTAAGAAATCAAGAGCACCAGCATACATCAATACTATATTCTCCCATTCAACTAGTACCCAACTCGATGTATTTTCATCTACAATTGGAGGGGCAGCATATACAACTGTTCCTGCGCTTGCTATTGTTGGGTCTGGTTTAATCCAAATCTTTCCATCAAGTTTATAATACTTGGGAAACATACTAGTAGCACCATTCAAAGAATAACTTGTATCAAATGCATATGCTAATGTATCTGGGACTTCTGATGCTATTCTCTTTCCATCATCACCATCATCTCTATAAACAGCTAAAATCTTATCATAAGCTACAGAGCTTCCAGTGCTAGCTGTTACTGAAGAGGTTGATGAAACTGTCCATAGGAATTTTTCTGGTAGTGAGTTTACAACCCACTTTGCCGCTTGATTGAGATGTTCTACTAAGATGCGGGATTTACCACCACATCCACATAGGTTATTAACCTTTTCCCAAAGTTTCATTAATCGCCTATCAGGATGACAGTTACGGATGCTTCATGAGAACCATCACTATAAGCAGATGCTTCTAATTTGCACTCTGCAATAGCTACACCAGCAAGTGGGATCACTGTTGATTCTCCGACAGCCAATACAGCATGATCGGTTGACCCTACTGAGACAGTTACGGTAGCTACAGTACCAACCGTACTATCATAGCTTACAAAAAATGCTTTTACAGTAGAGGGTGCTGCCCCTGCTTTTGTTGATGTTCCTTCAAAAGCTGCATCAGTTGATATTACTAATGGTGTACCGCTATTTGTTAATGCAACACCTGTATATTTTCTAGCCTTTGCATCAGTATAGGTAGTTTCAAATGAGCCACCATTGCTACCTACCTGTTGATCTACGCTATAAACGGTATAACTTTTTGTGTCAACAGTTTCAGTCGTATGAATCTGAGCTTCTACTGAACCTCTAATAATTAATTTATTTGCCATAATCCTTTGTTCTCAATGTTAAAGATACAAGCAAGGGGACGGAGGACAAAAGGAGGGGAAAGCCCCCGCCCCCAAACTTGGATCATTCATCACTATTTCCAGATAGCGTGACTCTCGGGCATCTGCCACTCGAACCCAGCTTCCGTCAGAATCATATCAACACGTTTATCTGTGCCGGTGTTTTCCAAAGATTGGACACCAACGTACACGGACGTATCACGGTTAATACCATTGCCAACAAGAGGGCGATATTTAACATTCTTCATGTTTACACCAAGAATGCGTACCGCACTGTGATCGAGAGCTATGCAACGTGCCACATTCATAGAACCATAAACGGTACTAATTGTGGTCATGTCTAAACCCATTACCTTTTTTCTTCCCGTAATAGCGAGGTCAGCTCTGATCTGGTCGTCTATATTGAGGTTCTGTGAAAAGAACCCACCAATTTTGTGCAACCAGTTGTAGACTTCTGTATCACAAAAGTAAACAGTAGCGTTATCGTTATTGTAACGGGGATCAAGATATTTGCTCATGTCATCTAGAAAACTATCTACCGTTTTAGAGGTAGACCAGCTGAAGATATTCCCGAATCCGAGAACATAATCAACCGCGCCTTGGGTATGTGCAACTGTCTGAGTATTCTGAGCGGAGAATAACCCGGCCTGTTCGATTTCCCATTTATGCTCGGTAAGCTTGTCCTTCCAAACACGAGCGAACTCATTCGGCTCGTATTTAAGGGCTGTAGCCCGAGCAGTGTTGGTCATACCGAACTCAGAACGGAAGATTTGAGTCTGTCCGTAACCTGTGCTGTATGGGTTATCTTTCCATGATTGCCCAAGAAGTTGAGAGCCTTCCGCGTAGGAAGTACCAACAACATAAGTACGCATAGCCTCAAGTTGGCTATGAATAACTTTGTCGTAGACCTGTGAAACTGGTGCATTGCTCGCGAACGAGCAAACTTCACCAGAGGCCGCTCTGACAACTTCACCGACTACAAGTTTAGTCTCCATACTATTTTTGGTAGCTTGTGCACCGACAGATGTCACTCTTACGAGTGCATAATCTGAAATGGTGGTTCCGCCACCAGCCGTAGCTGAGAGGTTTACCTGTAAAATCTGGTTAGGCATCAGAAACTCAGGAGCTGTACCAGAGCCACCGACAGTAATTTCACCAGATGATTGACCTTGAACATTCTGTATATTGCCAGCCGACTTGTAATCGGTAGCCATATACAGTTTCACGGTATCACCAAGTGCAATAGTTGCGTCAGCTCCATAACCCGTCAAGGTTGCATCGTTAAATACGTCCGTTGTACTGGCATTTATCATACCGACAACATGGCAATAACGCTTCATCCATGACTGGCGTTTTTCTGTAAACTTGAACGATGGGTCATCCGTAGGCTTTCTTGCTATAGTAGAAACCAGACGAAAAAACGGTGTTTGTGCAATAGCGAGTTCGCTAAAGCGTGTACCGAAATTATATCTTCGTCTGAGATCACCAGTAGAAAGGCTCGAACCCTGAGAGGCCGCGTATCCTTCTGTTAATCCGCTGCTCGTGGCGAGTGCCAGAGGAGATGCGGAAGGATAACTAGTATCAGCCATTGTTCTTGCTCCTTGTTATGTTGACTGAACTAGATGACTACTCTAGCTAACCAGTCAACTGATCTAATCCACTGTCAACACCAGTTAGCATATCAAAAACTCTGTCATCTTCTGAGATTTCAGATTCGGTACTACCGACAGTTGCTAATGAGCCGGGACGTTGCTGGACACTTCGCATTTGCTCCGTGACCTGCCTCCCCGCATTCTCAGCAATCTTCTGATCTCTCCCAGAACGATTCTTTAGATAAAAAATATCATCTAATCCAAGTTTGTGATTCTTTGCGTAATCCACAAAGTTATCCCATTCTTCATTAGACATATCATGCGTCTGTCTGAACTCTCGCTCTTCAGCCACTCTTTGATTATCTTCACTCATCTGACGATTAGCTGTTGTCAGCCGTCTTTGAACGATTCCATCAATTGTAGCATTCATGAGCTTTGCTGAGTCAGATTTGCCTTCACTAAAAGCCTCGTCTGGGTCGAAAACAAAGTCCTCTGGAAGCTCTAAGCGTTCCTTCATGCTTGTTGGTGCGACTCCACCACCCTCAAAATAGTCTTTCACATGAGAGACTAAATTAGGGTCTTGCCTCATTGCATCGAGGATGGGTACATATGGTTCCAGTTCACCTAATCGGTTGTTAAGCCGTTTGGCTTCTCTACTGGAATCCGAGTACCGTTTGGAGAGATTCTCAGCTTCGTGCTGAAAATTTTCTCCTTGCGACTGTTCATCAGGATGCTGTTCTACTGGTTGCGTGTTATTGCTAGAACTTGCAGTTGTCTGATTGTCCGAACTATCAGCCAAAATACTATTGACGCTACTATCGAGAGCAGTGAAAAAATCACTGATTTCTTCTTCGCCTATAGTATTTGTAGAGGTTGGTTCAACTTCGGGGGCAGCCGTTTCGGCTGCGTTGCCTGTGTTTTGTGCCATTATAGACTCCTCATCATGTCTGTGTTAATTTAAGAGAAACAGCAAATATAATCAATTCCTTATTCACTGCTATTACTTTTTACTTCTCTTTGCAAATCTTTTAAATAATTATCGTAATCTTTCTTCATACTTCCCCTTAATAGCTTCTGTTGAGCCTTAGTATCTTGCACATCTTTTCTTTGTTCTAGTGCCGACTCTCCAATCTTCATCTTTATACCTGCTTGAACAATTTGTCTACTCAAGGTTTCTATTGTACCATCTTTATCCTTCACTTGTTCCTCTAGTGCTTCAACTTGTTGGCTTAATTGAGAATATAGTGACTTTCTTTCAACGACAGCCTCTTTACCTCTTACATCTGTTTCTGCTAACATAGCAATATCATCTATTAAACCAGCTTGGAACCATCTGAAGTATTCTTCTAGTAACGCCCACCTGTTAACAGGCATAGTAGCACCAGCAACTAGTTTTACATCAAATGTTGAAGATGCATAATCCATCCACTTTCCTATTGCCTCACCAAAATCATTATAGATTGGGATGTTAATCTCAGACTTTTGTTCTTTATCCCCAGACCCTGCTTCTGGCTGAACAATCCTAAATACCTTATGAACTGCGTATGTCGCTTGAGCTATATCCTTAAAAACTCTGCCAAGATGCTCAAGCCCAGGCTCAACAACACTTCCCATCCATGCTTTGATTCTTCTTGTCCCATATTCATCGTTTGCAAGTAATCCTCTATATGTTTCTGGCTGGGCCTGTGCAATCCCCATCATCGAAGAATGAATACCAGATATATACTCTACATCAGCTTTACCCTCTTGAGTCATAGTATAGAAAGCATTATTAATTGGAGCAGGCATAACAGGAGTAGGTGGTTGAAAACCCTGACGATACTTAAGCAAGGCTCCAGCAGATGAGGAGTATTGCTCCCATTCATCCTCAGGAACAGAACCCTCTTCATATATCCACCTTAGATTGGAAGCAAGGTTTGCATTATGAATCATTATCTGATGAGCTTTATTTATCTCCTGTTGTTTTCCAATAAGAGGAACTACAGCAGACATGGGATATGGAGTTCCTGTATATGTGTAGGGGACAGGAACAATTGGGTAATGCTCGTATGGAAGAATGTAATCGTATAAAAAAGTATCCTCTCCAAGACTACATGTAACTTTTATCCTAGATTGAAAGAACTTTACCTCATCTACGATATTCTGAGCAAAGGTAGTATTCTCTTTAAGAATTTTATATTCTTTCTCAGAAACTATCTGAGTTTCAACCTTGGATACCTCTTCCTGTGCTCTCGCCATAAGCATTTGTTTTTGCTGCTCTAGATTTCCCTCTATTTGCCTCTGTAATTTTTCCATCTCCAGCCCAGCTCTTTCCTCAATCATCTCTCCTGCTTCAACCGCAGCTTTCATAGATTTTGCTTGTTCCTTTATCTGGACTTCGGCTTCTTGCTCATATTCCTTTATTCCTACTTGTACCATTTGCTCAATACGTTGCAGTTCTTCTGGTGTAGGTGGAATCTTTATAGTAAGATTGTATAGAGGAACTTTGATCTTCTTATAGCACTCAAAGAAGGGAACTATCTCATCCATATCAGAAGTAGTCGGATCAATGGTATCTGATACATCTTCAATCCTTACTGAATCCGTATCCCCAAAATCTGTCTGACTATAATTTACAATTTGGCTCTGGCCCGTAGCTTTAGTGATTTTTGCTTTAAATTGAGGAAACAACACCTTTAGTTGTGTTTTAGATAAATTCTTTCTTACCATGATAAATGAAGCATCTCTAAAGAGAAAATCACGGCTCATGGGATCAACATAGACATCATAAGGGTCTATCCTCTTAAATACCACTTCTCCCATTCCCCTATCAGCATCTTTGTCTACATCAATAAAGAAATAGCCCATTCCCTTCGCAAGGCTATCAAGGACAACCTGTGAGTACACAGATTTACCATTACTGAGATTCCAACAATAATCAGCCACATCTGAATGTACCTGTGCAACATCTGCATCTGATCCTTCAGAACCAACAGCTTTCCATCTAGGATTGTTAGCCGTAATGAAATACTTCATAATCTCTATTACAGGTGTAACCCTATTGATAATGAAAGAAGGCATACCAGATTCTTCTAAAGCCTGCTTCTCCTCAGTAGATAGCTGTTCGTTTAAATAGAAATCATAACCCTTCTGGCTCACAGTCTGCCATTTGACTCTATAGATACTATTTGCTCTGTCCCAGAGCTGTTTATTGATTTGTGCTTTTTTCTTTTGGTTTCTTCTTGCCATTACTCTGTAAGCTCAAAGTGAACTAAATCATCGAACCTATTATCTTTAAGTTCGGTGTCCTGATCCCAGTCTCCACCCCAACGGAGAGGAATCTCCATCTGAGTTGATATTCCCTGTACATATCCTGCGAAGTAACTCATTCTTTCTCTGTCCCCCCAATCTATTGGATAAGGAATAGCATCAACGGCCACACTAGGGACTTTGTTATGTTTTCCCTTAGGCCATTTGACTTTGCTATTCCCCTTCATGAAAGCTTCGTCTTGTTTCTCTTTGCTTCTGGCTCCTTCAAGAATCGTACAGTCAAAATGCTTTATCACCTCATGAAATATCTTCTGTAAACTTGGATGACAAGTACCTAGCCGTGATCTTGATCTTTTGCTAAACCTAGGCACGTCTACGCTTTCTTCCTCTTCTGCTTGTCAACTTCCAAAGATTAACTCTTTTCTTTCTTGCATAGCCTCTCTTTTTTCTACTAAGTCTTACTTTCCTGAATTTCCAAGCCATTAGGCTACTATCCAGTTTTTTGCCTTTCTTTTAGGCTTATACCACTTAGGTTTACTTTTTCCTTTCTCAAGTTTGTAAGTGGGGGGGAATGCGTGCACATTTGCGTAATAAAGACTCTCAATGGTATCATCATGTGCCATTCTTGGCCCAAAAGTAATGATTTCGTTCTCCAAATCAAACATATTCTCTCGTAAATGTACTGTTCCAGTAGCAAATCTACCGCTTAGGCCACTATAAATCCTATTTCTCTTCTGTGTTCCCCCAGGTTTTTCAGGTATAACTGCAACATCAAATCTATTCTGTCTTCTCCTCTCATCATTCAATGCTTGGAATATAGAGCGGTTCATAGCCACGTCTTCTACAGTTGCACTTGTACAACGGTACTTATCGTATAGTTCCATTATATAATCTACGACACCTTTCTTGCCTAAAATTTCACCCGTCAGAGATTTCGAGCCAACAGTGGGAATACTCCTGTGGCGTTCATACTCGAATACGAATAGATTATTATCTGTGTCCACACCCACAACCATAATGACGCTGAAATCAGATTCTTTAGTATCAATATCAGTAGCAGGGTCACAACCGATAAATGTATTGATAGGTTTCTTTTCTCCGTCTTGAACGATATAGTTAATCCTTTCATCTTCATCCTTCTCAAAATACCCTTCCCATCTCTTGATATATTTTCTACTCCATACAGAATCTTCCTCTGACTGAACCTCCATCATGTACTCTTGATAGTACTTTGATGCCTGTCCAGAATCCTGATAAAACTTCTTTTTTTCTTTTAGCTTACTGCTAGAAAAGAAACTGGGCCAGAGAACTGAATTATCAGGAAGAATAGCTTTATGGGTTATTACTCTCCAGCTAAATTTTTCACGAGCCTTTTGAGACCTCTGATAGTTAATGATGAGATTGTTGATAAATGAATCATAATGAACAGGAGTCCCATTAACCCGTAACCTACCAGTATGAGGCTCAAGAGCGGGATAAACCACAGCAGTAACAAGATTAGCATTTTTAGCTCTCGCATCAACCGTGATCGTATTGGCTTCGTGCTCGAAGTCGTCAAGACATATGAGATCGTACCGTTTGTGGAGCTTTGCACCTCCCCTGATACCCGCGACATTGGATTTCGAGATAAGTTTGCATCCATTTTTTAGTTCTATATCCTCCTCTGTCCATTTTCTTCCTTTAAGATCACCAAAGTAATATTTGAACTTATCATTAAACTCTAAATGATATTTAATGTAATCCATATTACCTACACTCAATTTCTGAGTAGCAGAAACCCATGCATAAAAATGCATATCATCAGCAAAGACAAAATCCTTTAATATAGACGCTTTTGTCAAAACAGTCTTGCCATGTCCCCTAGGTAGAATTATAGCTAGTTGCTTTACTTCTTCATCGTCTATAGCATCAGCAACCTCATAGTGAAACGGTGGGGTTTCGCTTCTAAGGAAATCATCAGAGAGAAAGAGCTTTCCAAAAGAAATCAGATCACTCTTTGCTAGTCTTAATGCTCTTTGTGCCTCGTCTACGTTTTTTTGATTTATATTTGCCATCTAAAAACTTCTCAAATTTCTTTCTATTGTTATTAAACTCTAGGTATTCAGCAAAGAGTCCATCTAGCTCCACAAATCTCTGTTCTAAAGTTCTATGCTTTAGTATAATCTCAGTCATAGCCCGAACTAAATCATTCTTCGTAATTGACTTGCCATTTGGATGTTTAGGCTGCTTCCTCATAATTCATCTTTAGTGGAACCTCAAGTCCTTCTATGATTGCCAATAATTCCTCAAGAATACAATTCTCTCTTGATGACAAGCCCACTGGGGGATGAGGAATTTGAGATTTCATTTCTTTAAGCTTACGGATACCTTCATCTAAATTCAACTCTATCTTAAAGGGGATTTTTCTCCATTTTGTATCTTCAATCTCCATCAGTTCTCCCAGCATTTTATCCCATCTTGAGATAGCTCTATAGTCACCCATCCTGTCCTCAGAATTGGATATAGAGAGTATCTTGCATAATCAGCATACATCAGAAAGCTGCCACCTCTCACATACCAGCGACGGTGAAGAACTTCTTTATCACCATCAATACGAAGCGAATCAACAGGTTTAGCATATAGCTGATGATTATGACCAAGTATAAATACATCACCTTCACTATATGCCGCAGCGAGTCTATCCAGCTCCAAGTCCCCATTCTTTGCACCACTCTTTCCGTGTCCACTAACAATGTTCCAAGCAATCTCCTTTTTCTTTGTCTTAATCTTTATTCTAGCATACCCCGGATATTTATAATATGGAACACCTAATTCTGCCGCAATAACCTTACATACATCAAAGTCTAAGATAAGATAGCTTCTAAGGAAATCATGGTTTCCTCCACGAATAAAAAGACATTTGTCTCTGATAGGAGCTACTAGCTGCAAAAAAGAGAGGTATTGTTCTTCTGGTGGGACTGTCTGTCCTCTAGTGGATATAGCCTTGTACCCAGGTGGAATAAGCTCTATCATATCTCCATTCCCAAACCAGACTGCCTGAGGATCAGATGCTATAGTATTTACAGCTTCTTTAAACTTATCAAGGTCAAATTCCTTTGCACCAACATGTATATCCGTTAAGCAGTGAACCCTACAGACTTCTTCGGTCTGATGGTGAAAGACCTCTCCAGCTTTTATCTCATTGCTTGTGTAATCTTTAATTCTTGATTCTAGTGGGACTGAAAACCATCTACCACAGCTGTGGCACATGTATTTTTGCTTGATTGCTTTTTGTGTCTTCTTTATCCCCTCTTTGATTACATATAGTGAAGAACAATGAGGACAAACCATTACTCACCCTCTATTGATGCTGGCAATAATTCCTTTCTAGATGCTGTCTCTAGTTGGTCTGGTGTAAAGCCTTGAAATAGCCCAAGTACTCCAGTCTCTACTTTCTTTACTCCACCCCCAAGCGTTCCTATTGCTTTGCCTAGTTCTTTGAGAGACTGAAGACTGATATTAGGATCAACAGATGTCTCTGCTAGACTCTTAAGATTAGACAATATGTATTCATGGTCTATGCCCAGTTCTTTGGCTATATCCATTACGCCCTTCTCAACTTCTTTCATAATTCTCTCCTGTTTTAAAAGTACAGCAGCTTTCTTTTGAGCTTTCGATGTATCTTCTTCTTTGAAAGCCTCCATATAAGCACCCACGGCACCCATACCAACTGCCACATTGATAGAGAACTCGTGTTCTTTAGGAGTGCATTTAGTTCTATCTCTGACTCGCTTACTGGGGTGTTTAATCTTCTTGCTGAATGTATATCTATTTGGGTGGTCACTAAAGTCTGTGTCCATGAATGTATTTGGCTTATTGAGGAATGTCCCAACAACCGTGCGAAGCCATCCATTAGCTTGTTTGTAGTTTTTTCTATCGTGGGGATGATTGATACTGTGAGATACTTTGAGAAGTTGGATAATTCTTTTGTCATCACTCCATACCCAGTCCCCTTCTTTCCCAACTCTCCAATCTTCTAAAGGGGATTTTTCGGGATGATCAATATGAAACTCGTCTAGATCGTCATAGACGTAGTATCTAATATTCTTGATCTTTCCGTAATCCACTTATGAGCTTTCCAGTTTCCTTCTCTAGTTCTATTAGTTGGTCGTGTAAACCCTCAATAAGTTCCATTACTTGCACAGGAATTGTATAGACGGTTCCATTGACTTCAATGGGAATATCGTTTATTGGGAATAAATCTCTTGATACACCAGACAGGTTTTCAAGTACTTCGATTTGCTTTTCTAGGGGTAGAAGAGCTAGTGATTTCATTAGTGATGCCATGTAACAGCTTAATGTATATATATATATATATCTTATATTACTCTTTATTAGAACCTATTTCTTTCTTTCTTGCTTCTTCTTTCTTTCTTTTTTCTAGTTCATGAACAAGCTCATCTTGCACTTGTTCCCGTATTTCTTGTTCTTGTGCCGCAAGAGCTTCTTCTTTCTCTCTACTAGCTACACCCGTTAAACCACCCCCTTTGCTTAAGTCCTTGGTTGTAATGTATCCATTGTCACTCATGGTCAAGTCTCCTTGTTTGGTCAGAATATACAACTTGGCCCATGTGGTTTCCTAAAAAAAATTGTAGCATTTTGATGTGCGACCATAAACTCAACCCCTATACCCCTAATGAGTAATTGCAATTCAGTAATTACGTTAAAAAGGAGATTGAAATGGAAATTCTAATCGATTTCAACGGTGTTAACGCACCCGTCTATGTTGAGTATGGTGTGGTGACAGAGGGCCAGTTCAAAGGTCACATCGCGTATCGGTTCCCTAACAGTGACGCGGTACGGACTTGCACGAAAGCCAAGTTCGACCAGATGAGCAAAGCCGCAGTCGCTCACGGTAAACTCAAGGTGGATTGGAAGTCGTAAGACTTCCACTTCCCACTAATACAATATACTTTAATTTATAACAACAAGGCGTACATGTGGTGTTATCACAACAGTGGTAGCATCATGTGTCATCCTTTTATTACCTATCTTTCATATAACATGGGCATAAACATCAACCAATCATAATAAGGAGTAACATTATGTACGAACTAGCACTATTTAGC